AGTTTGTCAAACGGTTCGCCGACTGACCATGTGATCAAGCCAGGCGATTCGGTTTCCGGCATTTCAAGTTCGCCATCTGCAAAAACCTGGAGTTGATGAATGCTCACCGGGCAACGGGTCATATTCAGCGACAACGGAACGTTGGTTGACTATTCCCGGCAGCTCGGGGACTTGTTCAATCAAAACATAAGCCTGACGGTCGTGGCCGCTCAGGACAAAATGTTTGTTGGCGGCGACCAGCCATTCAATCACCGGTACGTCAAAGTTCACACGCCGAACGCGAATGCGTCGGTTTTGTCCGTTGATATTTGGAACGGATCCGCATGGGTCCCCGCCGTAGACGTCCTTGATGGGACATCGTCGGGCGGGAAAACGTTTGCGCAAACCGGAATCATTCAATGGACCACTGACCGCAACAAGGGTTGGAGTCGCCAGGCGGATTCGAACGACGTCACTGGTCTTGCGGGAACGCGGATCTATGACATGTTTTGGGTTCGATTCTCGTACTCGGCCGACACGTCGGCCAAGCAGCTTGCATACATGGGACACAATTTCTCAGACGACAACCTTCTCGGAGGATACTACCCCGATTTGGTTCGATCGAAATTGATTGCGTCTTGGGAATCCGGCAAGGCTGATTGGGTTGACCAGCACATTCTCGCGGCCGAGGAATTGATTCGCGACCTTCGCGAGCGCCGGTATGTTGTGAGCGGCAATCAAGTGTTTGACTGGGAATTGTTCTCCGTTCCGGCCATGCACAAGTGCGCAAACATCATCATGGCTGGACTTGGTCCGGACTACGTTGACCGCGCGATTGAGGCGCAGGAAGCATACCAGAATGAACTTGAAAACACGATGGCCGGACTCGATCGGAACCGTGATGGGCGATTGTCGCTTGAGGAACGAAAACCAGCCGTCGGCCTTCGGAGGGTTTGATGTCGATTGTCTCCGATGCGTATGACGAACTGGTTGCGAGACTGACGGCACTTTTTCCAACGGCTCAAGGTTATCAGCGACTCTCAAACGCATACGACGTTGAACAAAACCCGCTCACGATACTGGACCAGGCTTGGGGAATCGCGGCCGGTCCACTCGTCAATACGAACCGCAACTTGTGTTCAGTCGTCACGACGACGAGAACCTGGACGGTTGTCTTGACGCGGGCACTCGATGCGACTGATTCGGATGACACGCTTCGCGACACGAATACAAAATTGATTCTCGAGGACGCGCGAACGGTCGTGAATTCATTTGAGCGTGAGGTCCGGCTTGATGACTTGAATCTCAATTGCCGATTCATTTCCGACGGAGGAATTGAGACAATCAGTCCGGACGACGGTTCGATTTTGGTCATGAGATTGATTTTTGAAGTTGAGGCGTTCGACGCCCCATAGGAGGAAAAAATGTCGTTGGGTTCATCACGGGCAAACGTGCTCGGTATCAAAAAGGAAGTCACTGAGGGAACGCTTGTTGACCCGGCCGCAACCACGGATTTCGTGGCATTGCAACCCGACGTCACGCTGACCCCTTCGTTCGAGGTTCTCGAGTCTGAGGAAATCCGAAACTCGATCGGATCGGCAAAACCGATTCAAGGTCTCGAGCAACCTGAAATGTCGTTCTCGCACTACCTCAAGGCGAGCGGGGTTGAGGGAACGGCGCCCGAATTTGGCGATCTTCTCGAGTCGGCATTTGGTTCAACATCGGCAAATGGAACCGAGCGTTCAACAGCGCCGGCGTCAACGACGTCAATCATCAAACTTGCAGCGGGCGGGACTGATTTCGCGCGCGGCAAGGCGGTTCTCATCAAGGACGGGACCAACGGCTACAACATCCGAAACGTTTTGAGCGTTGCAACCAATGACCTGACGCTTGCGTTCAACGTTCCAGTTGCTCCGGCATCTGGCGTTGCGGTTGGAAAATGCGTCAACTATGCGCCGACAAACTCGGGACATCCTTCGTTTTCCGCTCACTTGTATCGAGGAAACGGGCATTCCTATGAGGCGATGGCTGGTTGCCAAACAACTCAGTTCGGTTTTTCCGCTCAGGCGGGGCAGCTCATCAATGCTCAATTCACGGCGCAAGGAACCAAATATTTCTTCAACCCGATTCGCATTGCGGCAACTGACCGATATCTAGATTTCCTGGACAACGCGACGACTCGCGCTGCCAGCATTGCGGCCAAGGTATATCGTGACCCATATGAGTTGGCTCAGGCGCTTGAAGATGCAATGAACTCGCTTGGTTCAGCGAACACATTCTCGGTTGAATATTCGAGCACAACTGGCAAATTCACGCTCACAAGCAACGGGACGACGTTCTCGCTCCTCTGGAACACCGGCGCAAATACCGCAAACACGATTGGCGACAAACTTGGTTTCTCGGTTGCGGCGGATGACACCGGCGCTTTGACATATACATCGGACAACGAACAAGCATATGCGGCGGCATATACGCCAGCCTATGATTCGACGGATCCGATTGCGGCGAAATACCTTGAACTCCTCATCGGCGACGCAACGGACACAACATGTTTCTGCGCTCAGTCGGTTGAAGTCTCAATGGAAATCACGAAAACGAACGTCCTATGCATTTGCGCTGAGTCTGGCGTTCAACAAAAGTTGGCAACGGCGCGTCAGGTCACAATGACCGTCACAGCGTTGCTCGACAAACATCAAGCGAAATTCTTCGAGCGATTCCGTTCGAATGCGACAATCGCGGCGGCGTTCAACTTCGGACCTCGCTCGGGCGGCAACTGGGTTGCTGGACAATGCGGCAACTTCTATATGCCATCGGCGGTTGTGTCGTCGTACGAATTGACTGACCTCGATTCAGTCGTTGGCCTTAGTTTGGAATTGACAGGTTTCGTTGATGCAAGCGGAAATGGTGAGGTTTATCTCAATTTCCTATAACGCATCAATCAGGGGGAAACCATGATCGAACTGAGTTTTGTTCCAACGGCTTGCAAAGGTGAAACGGCAACCATGAAGGGCGAGTTGAAAGTTCTCGCCCCGCCGTATCCCAAACGGCTTCAATATCAAGCCAAGTTTGCGGGATTGGCCCAAAAAGAATCCGACGCAACTGAGTCTGATGAACTCAAGGCCAAACGCCGTCAGGAACAAATGCTCATGATTTCGGAATTGGTTTCCGAATCCCAGCAATACATCAAATCCGTTGACCTTGAAATGATTGACGGTTCGGTCAAGGCCAAGACCGTCGACGAGTTGTTTTGCATCAGTGAGTTTGAAGGCGTACTCATTGAAGTTGCAATGGCAATGGTTCAAGGATTCTCGGGAAACTCGCAGCGCCCCTGAGACAACAAGTCCGTGGGGCCTGGAACAAACACGCCTTCGATAACGGTACCGCGTGGCTGGTTGCCGAATACAATTGGAGGCGTCGACTCGCGAAACTTGGTTTCACTCAATCGCTGAACGAACTGGACTCGTATCGGGCGGAAGCGTTTTTGATTATTTCCGACGAGGTTGATAGTCTCGAAGCCAAGGCCAGGGAGGCCGAGCGCAAGAAAACGAAACGGGGTTGATTGTGGCGGTAACGGTTCCGGTTGAAGTTGTCCTGAAAATTGAGCAAGCGGTCCGTCAAGCCGCGGACACATCCGAACAAATATCCAAACAATTGAGCAAGGTTGACCGTACCGCCGAAAAGACATCAAAGGCGGTCACGGCAATTTCATTCATTGAGATCACCCGCGCGGCAATTGATTTTGGCCGCGTCGTCGTCGGCGTTCTCGGCGATGTCATCAAGGAAGCAGTTGAGGCTGATGACGCGTTCAACTCATTGGCCAACTCACTCAAGGCATCGGGCGATTTTTCAGAGCAAAACGTCAGGGCCTTCGAACGTCTCGCCGATTCATTGGCCGCCACGTCACGGTTTGACGATGATTTGATTTTGTCGCAAGTCCGGCTTGGCAAACAATTTGGGCTCACGAACCAGCAAGTTGCAAGACTGATTGAGGCGTCAGTTGAATATGCGTCATTCACTGGCGAGGATTTGACGACGGCGGTCAGACAACTTGGCCAGACGTTTGACGGGACGGCGGGGAGACTTGCCGAACAAATCCCAGGCTTGAGGCTTCTTAG